TTTCTATGTGCTCGGCGTTTCTGTCTGGGGTGCATACCTGAAACGAAATTTTGGCAAGCCGCAAATCAAGCGAATCAATGACGAGCTGCGAAAGCAGATGGAACGACGAATTAAACTCAACATTCTGCGGGCTGAAGGGCTCGTGTCGAAATAGGAACTAAACATGAGCGGACTTTTGAGACGTCGTCGCGTATTTGCTGCCAAAGTCGAAACGACTGTCGGAACAGCAGAATCATTGACAGCAGCCGAAGCCGCATTCAACGCGGAAGAATTCACCATTCAGCCGAATATCGCTGTCACGCGGCGACAGGGGCAAGGTGGATTCAATTATCTGCCGGGTATTCCAGAAGGAATGCAGGGCACATGCACGGTTCGTTTCGGCATGTCGTACAACGGCACGACTCTGCCTTCATGGGCATCTGTGCTGTTGCCTGCGTGCGGCTGGGTTGCGACGGCGCTCGTGCTGTCTCCGGTGACGCAAGGCCCTGGCGGCGCGGCTGGAGTAAAAACACTTACGATCGGCGAATACAAGGACGGAAAGTTGTCAGTGTTGTCCGGCGCAATGGGCACATGGAAAATCATCGCGGAAACCGGCAAGCAAGCGATGATCGAATTCACTTTCACCGGAAAGTATTCGACCAATGAAACAGACATCGCAATCCTTGCTCCAACGTATCCGACCGTACTTCCTCTGCGTGTTGCTCAAGGGGCGTTGACGTGGAACGCTGTCGCACTTTGCACAGCATCAGTTGAGATCGATTCCGGCAACACGGTGACGATGCGAGAATGCGTCAATGCGAGTGATCGCAGCGGATACATTTCCGCAATCGTCACGGACAGGGCCCCGGTGATTACGGCCAATCCAGAATCTGTGCTGGTGGCTACGCAAAACCGCGATGACAAATGGCTGACGTCAACGCCTGAAGCATTCTCAATGCAGATCGGGGCGACCGGAAATTCTATCACGATTGCAGCCCCCAAAGCTCAACTTGAGAACAAGCAGCAGGGCGACCGCAACGGGATCATGTCGGACGATTTGACTTGGCTGTGTACTGCGGGCAGTTCCGCAGATACTGAACTCACTATCACTTTCGATTGATCTATATGCCTCGAAGTCTCGACCCTTCATCCAAGCTCACGATGGTTCTCGCATGCGACGTTGATAAGACGCCGCAGCCGAAGATTTTCGCCAAAACGCCTACGCTCAACCAGCAACGAAAACTGGTCGCACTGCTGCAGGGTTTGGGCGGTGGTGACATCGCGGCCAGCATGGACGCACTATTAGACGCGGCATCCATGTGCTTGACTGGCTGGGAGAATATTCCTGTTGATTTCAGTCGTCAGGCAATTGGCGATGTGTTGACGCTGGATGAGTTGGTTGAGGTGTTCACGTTCTTGGCTGCATCAACGGCAGCAACCCCAGACGATAAAAAAAAATCAGAGTCGCAGCCCTCGTGCGATGTGGTGAACTCTGCAAGTCCTGCGTCGGTCGTTGTCGCGACATTGTAACGCCGCAGCAACCTGCGGAAATAGAGTGTCCAGAATGCGGCGGTGAAGGATGCAAGAACTGTAAGGATGGATGGTTCGAGGTCGAACAGTGCCCAATGAAATTCATTGGGCCGGAACTGAACAGTGACATTCAGATTGTGACAGCGAGCGAGCATCACTTGCCAGTGACTGGCGGAATCCTCGATCAGTCGGCGTGGTGGTTCGAGCTGAGAAGCATTCTGCGAAGCGAAGAATACCGAATCGAAAACGAACGAGACAAGAGGCGGAACCTGTGAGCAACGGCATTGATTTTGTCATCGGCGGAAAGAATCAGGCACAGCCTGCAATGTCCGCCGTCGAAAAATCGCTCCAGCGTCTTGAGCAAAAGACGGAGTCGGTCAGCAAGTCCACGCAACGACTGGCAGCTATCACGGGAACACTCACGGCCGTTTACGCAGCGGTCAAAACCGCGATGGCGGCACTGGGTGGAATCAATCGCATCAATGCAGCATTCGATGCACAGACCGAGTCTGTTCGTAGACTGAACTCAGCGTTGCAGATTCGCGGAGCATCGGCCGCATCGTCGCAAATGCAGGATGTCGCCAAGTCCATCGAGAAGATGACCGGCGTATCCGACAATGCAGCCCTCGCATTGATGCAGCAGGCATCCGGAATGGGTTTCGCGACGGGCAAGATGGACGACGCCGCCAAGGCCGCTATCGGCCTCGGTAACGCGATGGGCAAAGATGCAGCGGCATCAATGGGCGACCTTAAAGCAGCCCTCGAAGGCAACTTCGACGCTTTTGTCGCAGTCAACCCGCAGATCATGTACATGCGGACGAATCAGGAAAAACTTGCGGCGGTGATGGCGATTGCCAATCAGGGACTGGCGGCACAAGCGGCCGACATGACGACCGTGGCGGGTTCTGGCCGTCGTGCGGACTCCGCGATGTCTTCGTTGATGGAATCGATTGGGAAAATAATCGCCCCGATTCGCGTGCTGATCAATGCAGGGCTGCAACAGTTGGCGACGTCCTTTGACTCGCTGCTCGTGCCAGCCGTCGAATTCGCGACGACAGTTCTGCAAAACATCGGCCCGATCATGGACTACGTCAAAGAAAAAGTCGTCCAGGCCATTAACGTCATCGTCGGTGCGTTTACGTTCATGGAGGTCATCGTCACAAATTTGGGCAGCGTCTGGGAGATTGCAAAGGCAGCGGCCGAACTGGCGATGATTACCATTTCCGAAGTGGTCATGCACGCCTTTACGCAAACGATTCCAGCCTATATTGTGTGGTTCGGTGAGAACTTTATCAACTTGATTCGAGACGCATTCAACGGCGTCATCACAATCATCACGAACGCTGGGCGAATCATCGGCGAAACAGTTTACCAGATTTTTGCGTTCATTGCCTCGGGCGGTGAGGGCGGCATTGAAGGACTGATGGCAGGACTTGGGGAAGCGGCAAGCATTAGCCTGCTTGACGGATTTAAGTCGCAACTGACATCACTTCCGGAAATCGCGGCCCGCCAGTTAACGGAACGTGAAAAGGATCTTGCTGAAAAGATTGGTGCAGTTGGTGGGCGTCTCGGTGAAGAGTTTTCGAACAAAATGCGTGACAGAATGCTGGGCGTCGGCTCCACGCTTTCCAGCGAAGTGCAGAACGCCGCAAGCAGCATCGATTTGAAAATGCGTCCATCAGTTCTCATGCAAGGAACGCCAGTCGCCGAGGGTCGTTTGCTGACACGCGGACCCGGAATGCGGCTACCCGATCAAATGCAGGAAATCATTCGACTGCTTAAAGATCCGCCACCACCAAAGCCGCCACGGGCAAAAATTCTAGTGCAGCTCGATCGAGATCAAATGAAAGTTTGGGACGACGTACGTCAGAACACTGCCAACACAATGCAGATGGAGGCAATTGTCTAATGGCCGTCATCGACGCAACGAAAATGTGGTCCCGCGAAGGCGGAAGCAGCACATCAGAAAAGTACGACAATTTCGCGACGACGTACAGCCATTCCGAGGCGTATTTTGTCACACACGCCGTGGACGATAATGCCGAAACGATCAAGGAAACCGCGTTGCTTCCGGCGTACGGATCACGGCACGTTTCGGGTGTCGATTCGTTCCTCAAGATTAAAACCGTCGAAAATGTTGGCCCAATATCGTCAATCGTAAGTCTGCAGTATGAGGGCAAACGATTTGACGCGACAGTTGACATCGAATGGTCGGACTCGACATCGACAGAACCAATCGACCGTGATTACAACGGGGTTGCCATCGTCACTGCAAATTATGAGCAGGTTGAGGGGCTGACGATGGAAATCTCAGACCCAGTCGCCGTGATTCGTCGCAAGTTCTTTACGTTTAACGCCTACGCATTGGCGGCATATCGACACGCCACGAACTCAGACACGTTTTTGGGATGGCCGCCAGGAACCGCACGAATCGTCGGCTACTCCGCAAAGAATCAATTTAAGTTTGGGCTGCCATTGGAACAATGGGACGTGACAGCACGAATTCAGTTTCGCTTGCCTTTGATGGGGGCGACATCAGCTCAGGCGTGGTACAAGCGTTGGCGACATGAAGGGCTGCTGATTAACGGGTCAGCAACTCCAGACACGACTGTTGTACCGGTGCGGGCGAGAGACCTGAACGGGCAAGAAGTAACAAAGCCGGTCCTGCTAAAACTGAACGGAACGCAGGAACTGGACCCGGACGCAGCCGTCTGGAAGTACACGCAGATCTACAACTCGCTTCCTTACGCATCACTGGGGCTCCTGTAATGGCCAATTCATTCAAGTTCACTTCGCAACTTCAATTCGCTCGTGACAGCGTTGTGGTCGATAATCCGCCGATGAAAGTCGTGGAAAAAACGACAACGTCGGAACTGAAAACGCAGAATGTGCAAGTGGTTGGAACGACGCACGAGGTCATTGCGGCCGGTGATGTGACAGACAGTGCGGCCTGTCGAATCGAGAATTTGCACGCTACGGCAATCATTTCGGTCGGCGGTGACGCAGCCGGATCATTCGTGAAATGGTTCGACGTTCCGCCTGGAGAAGTGGCGTATCTTCCGCGAGTCGGCACGCTGGTATCGACGTATCTGGATTCCGACACGGCATCAACTCCAGTTCAGGTCACGTTAATCAAGGTGGCAGCATAACGTGGAAGCAGCGTGGTTCACTCCGGAGCAAGGTCGCGAAATGTGGCAGGACTACCTGCGACGAAAGCAGCTCCCCGCGCAGCAAACGCAGAACTTTCCGAACCGCCGTACACTTGACGAGCCATCTCCGCATCGTGTTTTCGTCTACAACACTGGCAGCGAAATCATTCCGGCCTATGCGTGTATGAGAGTTACGGGCACGCGGAACATTAACAACGTGACTGCCATCGACGTCGAAAAGCCGACGGCGACAGATGGCGAGTTTCTTTTTAATTCGCAGTTTCCGATTGCTGTCCCGTCGTCTACAGAAACGGGCGTGGGCTGGGCGTTTCGGTTCGGCGTTGTCATCATGACCGGGGCAGATCCGAGCGAACCCGGAATTGAGTATTTGCCGATTGTTGGATCATGGGAAGTCGAGGAAGGCTCGGGGCCGTTTGTTGTTTACGGGCATCATCGAGCGAATGAGGAATCGGATGACCGGGCGTTGATTGGGCGGTTTGCTGGCGGCGGTTCAGGCGGCGGTCACACAATCTGGTTTACCATCACCGATGTTCTTTGCCCTGAAACTGACTATGTCTCCGAAACGACGCTTGTCGTCACTGCGACCTACTACAACCAAAGCTGCACAGGAACGCCACCCGGAGCGGAGTACGGTGGTGAGTATCATGTGTACGACATCTGTAGCTACTTTTCTTACTATACCGCCGCAGAATTAGTAGGCAAAACAGGCAGAGCCGGGTATTATTATCCATTAACAGGAAGCTGCGTTCCAAAG